ATACAGATGCGGCCACTTCTTCGCGCGTGGACTCATCAAACACCCCGAGATTAGCCGCTTTCGTGGCAGCTTTTTGGATGAACAATATTTCGTCTTCCGTAAGTTCCGGCTCGGCTGTTGGCTCGGCTGTCGGCTCGGACACGACTTCAGCTTTGCGATCCGCGATGACTTCGCTTGTTGGGATCACCGCTTCAGATGCTGTCTGCTCCAGCGGTTCGTTCAGCACCTCTTCCAGCGTTTGCGGTTCGGCTTTCGCCATCTCCCGCCGCTCCTGTTCAACCATCTGCGGATCAGTTGGCGGTGCGGCTGCACGACGCTCTTCAACTGCCGCTTGCTGTTCCATGCCGACATCTGTCTGCACTTTGGCCCGTTGCTCTTCGACCGCTGCTTGCTGCTCCATGCCAACGCTTGTCGGCGCATCTTCCGCACGTTGCAGTTCGATCTGCTCCTGACGTGCCACACTTTCAGCCGTCTCCGCTTGCTCGGCACGTCGTAGCTCAACATCCGACATGTCGTTGGAACGCGCTTCCATGTCCGACAATATGCCCGATAAATTCTCCACGTCTGCGCGGATCGTTTCCGGATCAAGATCGGGCTTCACCCACGTTCGCCGCATGAAGTCGTACGCTCGACGGAAATAACCACGCGTAGCTGGTGCTGGTTTCAGACCAAGCTCATTCCATAACACGCTCTCGGTGATGTCACCATGCCGACGCTCTTGCACCAGCATACGAACATATTCAGCACCCATTGCAGCGTCGCTGACATCGTCACCGTACATGCCGCGCACATAATCTTTCTGCGCGTCCGTCATCTCCGACGTGATCTTCTCGAAACGCTGCGCGGCGAACTCGTCAAACGACAGATCACCCCCGTTCGTTTCCCACTCGCCCAGTATGGACTTCAAGTGCGCGTCATGGATCGACTCTTCTTGGATCAGCCGCTTGATGTACTCATCCGCATCGATGCCCGTCTCTTTGATATGGGCTTTTAGTTTGCGTAAATTTATGGTCAATCGACCAATGCCGGTGACTTGCGCGATGTGCGGGTCGTCAGAGTCGGTGAATATCACTTCTTGGAAATCGCTGAACTTGGCGTCTTCCAGTCCGGTCACAACTTTGTTTGGCACGGAACCGTCCTGCACAATCTCACCAGCATTAGCTCCGGCATTTGTCACCACCAGATTGTCCTGCACATCAATCGATTGTGTCGTGTCGGTGGTTGGCTGGGCGGCAGTTTCTTCTTGCCGCTTTTTCATGTCATCCAAGAACGCGCCCAACACCGTCTGCTCGCGCTTGTTCTTGATGGCGTCTGAATCTTCCAGAACTTTCTTTAAATCTTTCTGGACGTTCTTGTCTTTCAACAAATTGATTCCCGACAAGCCGGTTTGCTGCACCGCTCCGGGGCCAAATTCTGCAAGCCCCTCAATCATCACTTCTGATGGTGACGTGATCTCCCCCTCCGACACCAGTTGTCCAGCAGCTTCACCGGCTGCGCCACCAACCGATTCTGTCATCAGCTTGCGGCCCGGTTTAACAACCAGACTGCCCAGCTTCATCGTGATGGCATCGATGACTGCAATCGGTATGCCGTATTTGAGAGACTTGTTCCGTGCGCGACTGACGAACTCCGGATCGCTCATCGCAGCTTTGATCGCTTCCGGATTGGTGATGTCCACCCCCTCGCCTTGCAGCATCTCGTTGAATTTGGAGCCGTACGACAATCCAAGCGTGGTGACCACGTTACCAGCCACAAATCCTGCACCCATCCCAGCAACTGTTCCAAAACCAGGAAGAACCGATCCAGCACCAGCACCCACGCCAACCGCAACTGGGACGCGGATGCGCCCGTAACTGATCTGGGCGCTCAACGATTCAATAATAACTTGGCTGGTTATCTCGAATGGGTCACGGAAGAAACGCCCGATCTTATCTTCTTCCGGTGCGGCTGCAAATTCTTGGTACGCCGCACTCCCCTGCAACATCTGCGAGCGTTTGTTGGCGTGCGCCATCTCCGCTATGCGATCTTCTTCGCTCCACTTGCCGCCACCCGTTTCGCCCACCAGCACGTCGGCTGTCGTGGCTTGGTTCTGGCCGCGCAACCACGCGTTGCGGATCATCCCCCATGTTGTGTCGTCGGAGTTGCGGTCGGCGCTGTATGACTCGAAATCTTCTTTGAACTCGGCGTCTTGACCCAGATATATGGGATACTTCTCGGCCCAAGCGAGCGTCAACTCCTCATCCGACATGTCGTCGTAAGCGGGGTACGCTGCTCGTATATCACGTACCGTTTCGCTCATGGGGCGGCGCGGGTTTGTGGTCTAATTCCACCGGGATCGTTCGGATCAACTGGTCGGGCGGGGGTTGCAGCACTTGCCCCGGCTGATATGCCGACAGTGCCGCCCATTGACTTTATCGATTCCATTGCCGCTTTAACTTCCGACCCGCTAGCCCCTTCAAGCGTTGCACCGTAACTCATGGTGTTCCTGAACTCGTTGAAGTACGGGCGAATGCTCCACTTCCCCTCGTACGGTCGGTTGCTCGCGGCCATGAATGACTGCTCCAATCCGTGTTTAAAATCTCTATGTTTAAGCAACTCCGTTTCGCGCATCTCCAACAAATTGGGGAGGTCGGGGGAGTTGGTTTTTTCAGCCACGCCAATTGCTGCGTTTAACGGCCCCATCCGGTCAGCGTGTCGTGCATCAGCAGCTTGCTGCATTTTGCTGTATTTTTCCAAAGCCCCAGCGTTGTGATCCAGCGCAGTTATTATCGGGTTCTGTGAGTCTTGCTGCTTTTGTTGTAAAATCTGTAGCTGAATCCCCGACAAACTCTTGGCACGCCCCTCCGCGCTGACTTCACGCTCTTCACGACTAACCGCACGCCCCTCCGCACTTTTCGCACGCTTCATCCCCTTCTTTAGAGACTTGAGACGCGCACCGCTTTCACTTACAGCACGCTGCTCACCGCTGACTTCACGCTCTTCACGACTGACGGCTCGCGCTTCCGCGCTCTTGCGGTACTTGCTTCGCTCGCGCCGCTCTGCCGCCGCCATGTTCGCCGAACGCACATCACGCGCCAGCCCCATGCCCATCTGTAGTCCAGTTGAAAAATTAGCCATTTCTATCCAGTCGGCGTAACACCGAACACGTTGCTCACTCCCTTGCCAAATCCAATTCCACCAGCCATGCCAGCCGCACCACCAGTCAACGCCGTCAGTCCCAGCCCAGCGGCCATGCCGCCGATCTGGCTCCACGGACTCCCCTGCGCCAAGTCTGCGCGATAATTCGCGCTTTGCTGGCCGTAAATGCCCATAGATGTCTGCCCAAGCTGCTGATTGCTCATCGGCCCGATTCCAGATCGCAGTATGTTCTGCCCCTGAAACGGGCTGGCCCCTTGCTGCGCCCCACTCAACGCACCAAACTGCGCTGTGGGGGTCACTCCGGCCCCGAACGCACCCATGTTGGCCAAGTCCTGCTGGTACATGCGGTAACCCACGTCACCGACAGCCATCGCTTCTTGCATGCTGGGAGCGTTGCCAAATAAATTGCCGCGAGCGGACTGGCTGCCACGCGTGCCGTGCATGGCCCCTTTCGCTGCCGCCATGAAGTGCTTCTCCCCGCCCTCCATGATTCGCTTTCCCATTTCTTGGCGCATGGCAAAGCCCTCCGGATCGGCGGCTTCCAGTTCTTTCCGGCGCTGCTCGACAAACCGGACACCATGCGCTTCAGACTGTTCCAACATCGACTCGCTGATCTTGCCAGCGGACTCGATGTAGTAATCAAGATTAGCGCGGGACATGTCGATGTCGCCGATGCCGGTGAAATCAACTTCCTTCTCTGCGCCCGTCCACGGGTCTTTATACGTCCCAGCTTCGCCAAGCACGGCGAGTCTCTCGATCCGCTTTCGCGCTTGTATTGTCCTGAAATCTTCCCGAATTGCGGCTTTATTAGCGCCCGCGTAGTCTGGTGGGTCTGGTGAGCTACATCCCATATCAAAAAACTTTCACCATCAAGTTTGCCCGACCGATGTTGGTATAGTTAAACCGCCCCATCACCGACAAAAACGGGGATTCATCCGACAGCGGAACAATTAGCCCCGCGCCCCCGTTGCACCTCACCATGTTCTCTAGTGAACTGATCGCTATTATGCTATCTCTCGCTTTCATTCTTTTAGTGTGAAACCATGTGTTTACCGGCGTCAACGCCCCGACGCTGGCGTACCCCGCCAACTCCCCCGACTTCTCGAATACGTGAGTTGGGAGAACCGGCGTGTGGTCGTCCCATCCCGCTTCCGCATTCAACTTCACCAGTTCGTCCGTGCCTTTCAACGCACGCACCACCACCAGACTGTCGATTATTTCCATAGCTAAAATTATAACACATCATATGCTACCGCTTTTCTGCGTCCAGTCCCATGACAATGGCGCTGGCTTTTACACCGCGCAGTTGCAGTTTGTTCCCCGCTGCGTACACACGGTACTGAACCTCGTTGAACGTCCCTTTCGCCACCGTGCTAAATGCGCGACGAATCACCGCGTCATCACCAAAGACCCACGGCAACGTGTTTTCCAGCGTGATCCCCACGCCTTCCGACGTGTCAATGCTGGACGGGTTTAGCTGTTGCTCGCTGCTGGTGTCGTCACGCGTCTGGAATACGTCCACGTTTGCGCGGCTTTTGTTAAATTCAAACTCGGCGTTACGCCCAATCTTGTCGTTCATCTGGTCGCGAAACACAAATGCACGCGTCGTGATGTGGGACGGATAGAACGAGCCGTCATCTTTGTAGGTGCTGTCCGTCTCGTCATCTTGAGCAACATACTCCAGCCATTTCAGCACCTTGCCGTCCGTCTGCCCAAAGTGCATCCGCAGATCACCCGCAAACGCGGACTCGGCAAACACCGTGGGCGTCCAGTTTGTCCAGTAGCCAGTCCACGAACGTGTCACGGTATTGAAGACGAAAGTGTAATTGGGTGTGTCCGAACCAATCGGAACGGATAACAGATAACGGTTTCCCCAGAACGTGCCGCACGCCGTGTGCGCTTTCGACCAGTTGATCTTCTCGATCCAGTCCCGTATCGGCGTACTGATCGGCTCCGGCTCAACAATCGTCTGCGCTCCGTTCATTATCTGACCGATGCTCATCACGCCAAAACGCGACAAGAAGAAGCAATCACCACCAACTTCAGCCACCGTGCGGCGTGAGACGCAGCCAAATCGGT